GCCAAACAAGGTCATTGCTTTGCCGGCGCCTACAACCGAAAACTGCTTGTCCTTGGTACGCAGTTTCTGAGCGACTGGGCGACCTGCGCTATCTCGGTAAGTTGCGATTTGCACCGTCTTGCCTTGGTTGTTTAGGCCGACCTGATAGCCAAACTTGCGACACGTTTCCTCGGTTAATCCTCGGGCCCTGAGAGGCCTGTACTCGCCTTCGATCAGGGGTAGTAAAGCTTTGGTCTGAGATGCCACCACAGACCCACTGTCAGCGTCTCCTTGGACGTGCTCGGCACAGCCAAAGCAGTACGTGTGACCATCGGTGTAGATACCAGCGTTGTCGCGAGAACCACACGCCTCGCAGGGTACGTGGGCGACAAACTCGCTGGTGCTCTCTAACTGCTCAATAGTCATAGCTCGGTCTCCCAACCACACAAAGTAAAAGGGGCCACCAGTTTCCCAGCAGCCCCTTGCTCTCGCTTATTCTGGCATTTGACACTCGGCCAGCCAGTCGTCAGGTATCCATCGATGTGCATACTTCCACCCATGCTTCTCGCAGTAGGCCGAGTATGTAGTCGGTGAACCCTTGTATAGCTTTGCCCTCTCGTTACTGAACACAAAGCGTATGTCGAGATCAGGCGATTGATCCTTGATCAGAAGATGTTTCTGTCGATCTTGGACCGTCCAAATGCCTTTAGTCTCGATGTAGATAAAGCCGCCGTCTTTCTTCAGCAGCTTGAAGTCTGGAGTGTACTTGGCACTCCTTTGTGGGACGACGTAAGAGACCTTGTCAGTCTCAAACAAAACCGGCAATCCAGCTTGGGTTATCTGGTCGGCGACTTTTGCCTCTAGACCACTGCGATAACCATGCTTAATGCCATTGCTAGGCTTTCTTCGCTTGCCTGAGCCTTGCTTAGAAGTCCGAAAGGTCATCGTCATATGGGACGTCATCACCGTCTAGGTCTTCGTTGGTTGGCGACGGCTTGCTACGAGGCTTCGAAGCGACAAAGCCACCCTCGACCTCGTCAAGTCCATCATCCTCATCATCATATTGACCATCACTTAGCTCGATGATTTGAACTTTGTTTAGGTTCAAGTTGATGCCTCGATTGATCTTCGACATCTCCCACTCACCAATAGTACCGACACACTTGAGCCTTGAGCCACTATAGATTTGAGGAGCATCAGCAAAGTGTATCGGAGTGGTCTTTGCATCGACGAACTTGGGCTCATACTTAGTCTTCATGGTGAAGATTACGTCGCCAGTCTCTTCGTCCACCTTAAAAGGCATCTTAAGTTTGTCGGAGTTCTTTGGACCGAAGGCTTCTTCGCCAGCTTTGACGCACATAGCCATAAGTGGCTCCGCTTCGTCGTGGCTCATGATTAGCCCAGTTTTAAACTTATCGTCTAGGTCGTCAGCTTGCGTCAAACGAGGGTAACGAGCGCGACCCTCGTTTGTACGGAAGTTTATCTTAGTAGCCATGATCGTGGGTTCCTTTCGCAGACTTTGTTGTCTGTAGCTGTACCCACAATTCATGGTTGTGCTCTGCTCAACTAAAGCAGTAGCGACTATCGAGGACTCCCTGTATGTCTAAGTCTCCTTTGGCAGGCAGTGCCGCTAAGGCTGCGTCGGGATTGCTGAGTTGTTCGCGGACCTCGGCCTCAAGTTTAGCAAAGACGCAGTCACCTGAGTAGATATCGACGAACACCTGTCTCACGACGTGATACATCGTGTCTGTGTCAGCCGCCTGTGTGGCAAAGCTATCATGGATCATAAAGAAGTCCTCGATGCCCTCGTCCAGCATAGCGCAGATCGTAAGCGCCATGTGCCCAGCATCCCAACTGTGAATGATGTTAGGACTGGCAGAATTTGATGCCTTCCTGCTGTCGATCTGGTTGACGACGTCCTGCACCATCGTGATCTGCGAGCGCTTGTTGATCTTGGCTTCCCTGTCCCACAAGAAAACCCTGACCCTCATACGCTTGGTCTTTTGGTACCTTTGAAACACGGGAAACCCAGACGGCGATGTCGAGCGCATAACCTTGTTCTCTTTGCTCAGGGCCTCCGACAGTGCGCGGATGTAGTCCATAGCCCCTGAGACTGAGGACAGCGTCTCTCTGATTGTCTCATAGTTAATGGTCGCTAAGTACCTCGCAGCATCCCGTTGCACATGGTCGTCCCCGAACGGGTGCTTAGATAACTCACCGTAAGCAACGGATCGCTCCAGAGGGACCATGAAATCTTCCATGAGCTGGTCGTACATACCGTTGGCATTGGAGCTATAGCCAAAGGTCATTGTGTTTCGCTTGCAGACCTTGCGAGTGATGCCATAGTCCAACCACATCGCTGCAAGGTCCCCAAGCGTCGGGGTATAGCCGCGCTCGACCACGTTGCCGTCCTTGTCTGTCTTGAGCGCATAGGGCAGCGTCTTGTCGCTTTGTAGATCGCAGCGCACCCGAGCCTCAACGGCCTTGGCTACGACCCCATAGACGTCTTGGCAGGCATCGTCTGGGACGAGGTTGACGAGAAAAGCATCGTCCTCATTGAGCGTGGCGGCACTATAGTGCTGAGTGCCACTGTTGGTGCCATCGAGGCTTGGAGGTAGGTAGCAAACGTATCCTGCACCGTGGTCGCAGTATTCTTTGTAAGCCACGACTGCGGCCAAGAACTGGAAAGGCTTATCTGCGCGGCTCCAGTCACCAAAGCTAGCTTTAAAATCCGACGCGCAAGCAATCAATTGATCGTGGTTGTCATCGACCCAAGCCTCGCGGTCTTCGAAGCTCTGCTTGCTGATCTTGTCGAAGTCACCGACGTTAGCGAGGTGAACCTTGATCCACTTCGGATCTTTGATTGCCTTGCCTCGGGAAAACTGGAACATTGCTTTGATATGGTCCGCTCGGTGGTAGTTGAACGTGGACAGCATATACATGCGCCCTCTAAAGTCAGTGTTCCACGGGGTGAAGAACTCATCGTAACCTTGCATCTCACGCGCAGTCTTTAGGTCGCTCTGCATACAGTGCCGGTTTGCCACGACCTCACGTCGCTTAAGATGCCACTTGCGAAGGCCTGCCCTGTGCTGGGATTTCACCTTGTCACTGAGACCCTCGTAATCGTCAGGTAGCACAGGTCGCGCAGGTGCTTCGGCTGCTGGGAAATTAGAGAACATCTTGGCCTCGTCCCAGCACCACTGGACGGCATCGACAACGGTGTCGTTGATCGCCAGAGGCGTGGCCTGTAGCGCGTTGACGGCTCTCACGTAGGAAGGATCGCCAGCGGCCATGTCGGCCTCCACAGCGCGTTTCTGAGCGCCGGTAGCACCGCGTACCAAGTTGATGTCACCGCCTGCACTAAGGTCCGTCAGGTAGCCACCATCGGTAAACGTCGTCCACGGGATCGGCGGCACGACCATAGGCTGGTATACTGGGGCCATCCACCGAGCGTCCATGTCGTTGTCCTCCAAGAGCTGTCGAGCCTCGGGCGTCAGATCAATAAACCTTTTGACCTTCGTCGCCGACACATACTCGCTGGTCACCTCGAAGATGTCAGTGGCACGGAGTACGCAATTGACTACAAAGGTTCCTACGACGCCCCTGTCCTTCTTCTTGAGCTTAGTGTGTGAGGCCAGCGCCGTGGTCGGCTTGTAGCCCTCTTTAGTTGCAATGTGTCTGATGGCCTTCTGGCGGTATCTCAGCGCCGAATGGGCTTTGGTAACCTGCGCCTCGACCCGCCGTGCCATAACCTTGTCATAGGCGAGGAAGCCTGCCCACCAAGCTTGGTGTTCTAAGGCCTTGCTGATGCGGAAACCAATGCTATCGACGCCTGACGTGAGTGAGCCCTGTGAGCCAACCGCGTCCATCATTGTAGACAGTCCTATGAAAGCCAGCGTCTCGGGGTTGTCGATCTCTTTGACAATCTTGACCCACAAAGGTGGAGCGCCTGCGCCTGAGCCCGCTTCCTTCAAGGCGTCTCGGATCGCCTGAGCAACGTCAGCGACTGCGTTTTCAATTATGCGGTGGGGTTCGTTTGCTTTGCTGTACGCTGCGACGCCTGTAATGCTGCCGTCTTCGTCGTACTTCGCTCCTGCCTGTGATGCCTGCCTGCTGATGTATCTGTCGTGACCTTCATCGGCCATCTGTTGTTCCCGTGCAATCTGCTGATCGAAGAGGGAGGCCGGTGGGGCTTTGTTTGGGTTGAGCCACGATGAGACTGGTGCCACGCCGACGCTGCCTTGGCCTACACTTCCTTCGTGCGCCGGTGCCACAATGTTTGCCTCATCCCAAGCCTCGACTTTCATCGACCAGCCTTGCTTGGCTGTGTCACCAGTCCTCTGATAATCGTTAAGATCATTCATAGTTACTTACTCCCAGTTGTTGTGTTGCTATTATTGTTGCTAAACCTTCTACCCATAGCCGCGCCAACGTCTGCCGCCGCGTCTCCCTTCACATGCACGTAACCCTCAGTGGTCTGGAGCGATTTGTGGCCCAAGAGACGTGCGATTAATATAGTGTTGATCTGTAGGTCGTTCGCCATCGTACTAGCCGCAGTGTGGCGAAGGCTGTGAAAGACAAACGATTTGTCATTTGGTGCGACTGCCTGACGTGCTGCTGCCATGACACAATAGAACGGATGGTTCTCAAAGTGACACGACGGCTCATTGCTAAGGTTTTCGAGAGCCTCAAGCACAGCGTCGTTAGCTGGCACCCGCCGGTCATCGCCATTCTTGGTTTTCTCCAAGACCAGCCAAGCACCATTCTCGTCGTGCTCTATGTTGTCAGCGTCTAGGCTTCGTATTTCACCGAGGCGCATACCTGTGTTAATACCAATGACCACAAATTCTCGGACCCATTGGTATTGTTGTGCCAAGCTGCCCAGATACTCGAGCAGTTTGTCCAACTCACGATCACTCAGGAACCGGCGCTTGTGTTGCTCAT